GCATGGCTGCGGGGCTGGCGTACGACAGTGCCGGAAAGATTCCCGAGGGAGCTGAGCGCTTAATGGTACTCAAACAACAGTATGACGAGGCTTGGGAGTTGGCGGCGTACGAGGATCACGAAAAGGCTGCTTTGCGGTTTGTGCCCCGTCAGCAGTTCATTGGGAATACCATCTAAATGGGAACCGGGCTGAAAAAATACAGTGGCAAAGAGGGACTTGTTCCCTATGGGCTTCGTCACGCCGGAGATTCAGCCAAAGGTAAAGGCTATTTTGGTGAGCTGGAATCCAAGCACGGCCCCATGACGGAGTATTCAGCGGAAGACGAAAAAGGCGAGTACCCCCTCGTTGTACCAACGCTGACCAAAAAAGAGCTAGAAAAGCTGAAGTCTGAAGAAGTGACACCTGAGATTGAAGACAAAGCACGTTCTTGGGCGGAGACTCGTCGTAAAGCGGGAAAAAGCCCGTTTGCGCAATCGGATGAACTGAGACTGCCGACCCCCAAAAAGAGAGGCGGGGTCATCCATTCTGCCTCTAAACGTGCCGATGGCATTGCCCGGCGTGGGAAAACCCGTGGGAGGCTCGTTTAATGGGCAATCGGTTTGCATCAGGCAAATGGGCGATCGCTCAGTGCGATCGTTGCGATGGCCGTTACAAGCTCAAAGAACTTCGCCGCGAGGTTATCAAAGGCAAGAACTACGAGCTGTTGGTTTGCAAAGAGTGCTGGGACCCGGATCAGCCGCAGTTGCACTTGGGCGAGTTCCCGGTGGACGACCCTCAAGGCCTGCGCAATCCGCGTCCTGACCGAAGCTATCTAACGTCCGGTCTGTCTGGCCTTCAGATAATCAACTCGACGAGCCCTAGCCCGGATGCTCAAGGTACGGTTCAAGGTGGAAGCCGGATCATTCAATGGGGTTGGAACCCCGTAGGTGGTTCTTCTGCGTGGGATGCAGGTTTAACGCCAAACAGCTTGGTTTTACAAGTGAATTTGGGTACAGTTACGGTTGTAACGACATAAGGAGTCGATAATGGACAAAAAGCAGGTCAAGGCAATTGCCGACAAAGAAGTGAAGGCGCACGAAAAGCGCATGCACAAGATGGCTAAAGGCGGCGTGACCGGCGAGGCCATGCGTAAATATGGACGCAACATGGCTCGCGCCATGAACCAGCGTTCTACTTCTCGCGGAGGCTAACATGGCTAAGAAAGAAAATAAACCCGCTAGCGCTTATGCCAAGCCGCATACCATGACTGGTAAGGCGGTGAAAGCCCCTCTACCCGTGACTTCTCCTCGGGAAGAGCTGAACCAGCTGAACCCATCTGCTGGTATGGTTGGCGCAGGTAAGTACAAGCCTACCAAGACCGACGGCATCAAAATCCGTGGTACCGGCGCGGCGACTAAAGGCGTGATGGCTAGAGGCCCGATGGCATGAACTACACTGAGTTGGTTGCTGCTGTTCAGAACTACGCGGAGAACACGTTCAGCTACGATACTGATACCAGTATCATGAATACGTTCATCCAGCAGGCTGAACAGCGCATCTACAACACGGTTCAGTTCCCCTCGTTGCGTAAGAACGTGACGGGTTCAACTTCGACTGGCGTCAAGTATTTGTCGTGCCCCGGTGATTTCTTGGCGGCATATTCAATGGCCGTGATTGATGCGTCTGGAAACTACGAGTACCTTTTAAACAAGGATGTGAACTTCATCCGTCAGGCGTACCCCAATCCAAACGACCAATCAATACCAAAGTATTACGCCATCTTTGGCCCGACGGTATCTGGCTCGACCATCAGTGATGAGTTGTCGTTTATCTTGGGGCCGACGCCAGACTCCGTGTACTCGGTGGAGTTGCATTATTACTTCTATCCGGAGTCCATCACCGTTGCCGCAGATGGTAGGACTTGGCTGGGCGACAATTTTGATTCTGTGTTGCTGTATGGGTCTCTTGTGGAAGCCTACACCTACATGAAGGGTGAGGCGGACATGATGGCTTTGTATGAAAACAAATACAAAGAAGCACTTGCACTGGCTAAACGTCTGGGCGACGGCATGGAGCGTCAGGATGCGTATCGTTCTGGGCAGTATAGACAGGCGGTGACCTGATGGCTTTTACCGGCAACTATTCCTGCAATACGCTCCGGGCTAACTTAATGACCGGGGCGATTAACTTTTCTACAGATACTTTCTATCTGGCTCTGTACACCAATGCGGCGACATTGAATGCTGCAACGACGGAATACACTCTAATTGGAGAGGCGTCTGGAGGGACTTATACCCCCGGCGGCTTACCTATAACCGCCACAGTCCAGTCTTCAGCCACTTCATCCGGAAGTACCACCTACGTAACCTTCTCTTCTCCGTCTTGGAGTGGAGTCATCACAGCGCGAGGCGCTTTGATTTATAAAGGGGGAGCTAACGGTGCTGTGTGCGTGCTAGACTTTGGCAACGACAAAACCTCAACTTCCGCCTTCACCGTGCAGATGCCAGCCAATACGTCCACGTCTGCCCTCATTCGCCTTATCTAAGGAGCCACCATGTCCATCGAAAAAGCAATCTCTACCGACACCGTCAGCGGAACTTTGATCCGTAGCGGCCAACCCGAAGACCAGTTGATGGCTCTGGGTAAATTCACCATGGAGTGCTACGACTCCGAAGGCAAACTGAAATGGTCTGCTGAGAACCACAACCTCGTGGTGAACGTCGGTCTGCAATACATGTGCGGTACGGCCCTAACCTCCGTTGCCCAGATCACGACTTGGTACATCGGCCTGTACGGTGCTGGCGCGTCTAACACCCCCGCCGCTGGTGACACCATGTCCTCCCACGCTGGCTGGACGGAAGTCGTGCCCTACAGCAACGCCACCCGCCCCACCTGTACGTTTGCCACGGCAACGACGGCCAATCCCTCGGTCGCCACGAACTCCGCCTCGGTTGCGGTGTTCAACATCAACGCCACGGCTACTGTGGGCGGCGCATTCCTGACCAGCAACAACACCAAGTCGGGAACGACGGGTACGCTGTTCTCTGCCGCTGACTTCACGGGCGGCGACCGCTCGGTTGCTTCTGGCGACACCCTGAACGTGACCTACACCCTGAGCTTGGCTGGTTAATAGAGGCGGCGATGGTCAAGTTGGATTTCGAGTTTGAGACGCAGTATGGGAGGTTCGCGGATGCGCTGCATCTACCGGACGACCATAACCTGTCCGGCGCAGAAATTGCCGCCATGAAACAACAGCGTCTTGATAACTGGATCGCCGCCGTAACTGCCCCGCCGCCTGACGAACCTCCAGCACCGGAGGTGTAAATGGCAAACCGCTATTGGGTTGGTGGGTCAGGTACTTGGAACACCACCTCAACGACTAACTGGTCTGCCTCGTCTGGCGGGGCTAGTGGTGCGTCTGTGCCCACAGCCGCTGATTCAGTATTCTTTGACCGCACGGGCACTTATACCGTCACCATGACGGGCGCGTTGACTTGTTTGGACATTACTGTTTCTGCTGGTACGGTTACCTTTGCAACGGGCACTTCCCCTACGCTTGCAGTAAGTGGTTCAATGTCGTTGCTTGCAGGTACTGTATGGTCTGCTACAGGGGCGATTACATTTAATGCTACAACAACAGGTAAAACCGTTACTACCAATGGAACATCAATTGGTGGATCAGTAACCTTTGATGGTGTTGGTGGTGGTTGGACGCTTGGTTCGGCTTTAACACTAACCGCAAACTCTGTTACGCTAACCAACGGTTCATTTGATACGCGCAACTACAACATTACTGCTAACGGCATTGGTAGTTCCAACTCAAATACACGAACGCTAACGCTTGGCTCTAGTACCATTTCTATTTTTGTTTCAAACGGAACAGCCGTTTTATTTACGACCACTACTGGATTGACATTTAACGCCGGAACATCGCAGATAAACATGACTGCGACCATTTCGACCAGTCAAAGTGTTGCTTTTGCTGGCGGTGGACTTACGTTTAATAATGTCTCATTTACTGGAGGTTTTTCTAGTACTGGCGCGGCGCAAATAACTGGCGCAAATACATTTGCCAATTTGTCGTTTGCAGGCAGAACAACTACAGGCATTGGAACTATAACTTTTGCAAACGATCAAACGATTACAGGAACGTTGACACTATCTGCAAATACAAACGCTACTTGTAGATCATTTATTAAATCAAATATTTTTAACACAACCCGTACTTTAACTGTCGGTACTTTTGCGGCAGGCGCTGCCGACTATGATTTTCAAGATATTGCAATTGCTGGTGCTGCTTCTCCTATTTCTGGGACTCGGTTTGGTGATGCAAAAGGTAACAGCGGAATTACATTTTCTTCTGCTAAAACAGTTTATTGGAACCT